CCAACAAGTGCCAACACAAGTGCAACCAACGTGGTATGAATCAAAAGAAATATATGCAAATACTATATTACAAGACCCATTAGGTGCATACTATGGAGTCAGAGATAGTTTAGTGTTTGAGCAAATGATTGGAGCACAATATGAGTAACGAATTAGAATTTGCTGGTATTAAATTTAGAGGTGGCAAATTAGTAGGTATATTAATAGCATTATCAACATTAGTTGGTGGTGCTTATGGTGCATTTGAAGTGTATAAAGATTACATGGACATGAAAGAAGTTATAAAATCTTATGAACCACCTGATTTAACTGGGTTTGAAAGTCGTTTAAATGTATTTGAAGAAAAGATAACTAATTTAGAAACAGTATTAAATGATAAAATATTTAACATGGATAATACATTAGAAACTAAAATTGCCAATATGGAACAAATTTTACAGTCTGAAATATCTACAGCATTAGAATTAGTAACAGCAGCACAAGGTGATGCTAGAGATATTCGTAATGAATTGCGTAAAGATATAAATGATATTATGGACGCTATAGCTAACGTGGATAAAAGATCAAGAACTACCGAACAAGAAATAAGAGGTAGTCAACGTACAGCAGAGAATGATGTAAGAACTTTAATACAACATGCAGAAGATAGGTTTGATGGCAAAAGAACGGCTATAGAATCTGATGCACAAAGACGTAATGAAGCTATAGATGTTAAGTTAAAAGAGTTAGAAGAACGTCTAATTAAAGTTTTAGAAAGAGCATTAAATAATCCTTTAACTGGTCAGTAATTGTTTCACGTGAAACATTATTTATGTCAACTTTCTTTGTTTAGAAATCATTCCATTACTATTATATTCTGCTTCTGATTTAAACCCTTTCATAAACCCTAATGGTATTTTATAGTCTTTTCCAAAAACAAACATATGATATTGGTTAGCTGTATCAACTACTCTATCTTCAGAAGGATATAGTTCTAAACCTTCTCTATCTTTACCACATATTTGGTTTTTTATTTCTTGTAAATCTCGCCAATCATGTATGGGTTCTAAGTCTAATCTTTTAATAGATAGATATGTTATACCCATAGATTTAAATTGATCCGTTAAACACATACTGTCTGTTTCTTCTTGACTAGCTACATAAACTTGGTACTTATCATTTTTATAATGTGTGGCTTGCATCATATCTTGTACTAATTTCTTAGCTTCTTTATATGATATATGTTTGCCAGATACATTATAGGCTTGGTCTTGTATTAGTTTTATTCTTTCTTTAATGGGTCTTTTTACTTCCCATTGAGATTGCATTTTTACTAATGGTTGCATTTGACACTCCTATTAATTATTATTCATAGTAATAGCACGTTTTAAAACCCTACTTCTTTCTTTTTGTTTTAACTCATGTATTACATTTAATACTTTAATGGCATATTGCCTTTCTTGCTCAGCTGTAAAACTTCTGCTTTTAGGCTTTCTTAAACCTATACGTTTTAAAGTTTCAGCATCTACATCATTTATACTTATACCCATTTTAGACCTCCTTTTAAATTATAGTTACTTACAGTATAACACATAACTATACCTATTGTCAAGTATTAAATTAATTAAATAATAATTATTTTAATTAATTACTTGACATATAGTATAGTAATGGTTATATTAATAATATATTAATTAAATAAAAGGAGAGTCTAAATGTCAAAAGTAAATATAACAGAAAAAGAAATAAAAGTTATGAAGTTATGTTTAAATTACGATAACAGATATGACCAACTAGATGATAATTTTAGTGATGTTGGTCCTAAAAATATTATGGATATATTATCATGGTCAAAAGAACAAGTAGGCGGAGTTATATCAAGTTTAGAAAAAAAAGAATTAGTATATTCTGAACCAGAAGAACAAAGTCCAATTCCTTATCAAACGCCACTTCCTTCTACTCTTTGGTTAACTGAAAAAGGAATTAATGTTTATTTTGATAACAAAAAATAAATAACAGTAATTAATGAGGGGAGGTAACGCTCCCCTTAAAAAAGGAGAGTTTTATGTTAAATTTTTTATTTAAGATTAATTTTGTTTTATTAGTATTTACAATACTACTATATACATATTTATATTTATTAAATGTTTAATAGCTTGACTAGTAGTATATTATAATATTATACTAATAGTAATATTAATTTAATTACAAAAGGAGAGTCTAATGTCTAAACTAAATAATGTTAAAAAAATAATTAACCAAATTAAAGAAGAAATAAAATTTGCAGATCATAATATTGGCATGATTCAAGATAATATGCCGGCAATTATGCCTAATAATGATTTAACACCTTACGAAAATAAAATAGTTAATTTAAATTTTAATCTAAATTTAAAATCAGTTAATAATGCTTATACTATAATTGTAACTAGAGATGAAATATCACCAAAATTTAAATATTTATGGAATTTACGTAATTTAAGTATGTGGCAAGGTAAAAAACAAATATCTGAAAATTATTTAGCAACACTTAATGGAGAACTATAATGAGTAGATTAAAAGATCAAATAATAGAACAGGAAGCTAATTTTTGGGATAAAGCACAATCTTTAATAGGTTCATGTTCTAATTTTAATTTATATCAAGCTGCTGTTTTATCTTTAGCACCTAATTTTTTAATAAATTCTCCAAGTTCTTTGACCGAATTAACAGAACAATTACAAGAAGGTTGGAGTAATTACTGGGAGAATAAAAGTGAGTGAGATAAGCGATTTTCATAATTTAGATGACCAATTAATAGCAATGCGTTCTGATGAACTTATAGGTTTATTAAATTTTAGACTTAAATCTGGCAAACCATTAAAAGATGAGTTGTTACAAAAGGTAATACAAGTTGGAAATTTATCTTATGCCATACAAAGAGAACAAGATGAGAATAAAGATGCCTGATATTTATGAGAGATTAATTGATAATACTATAGCATGTTTAGATAGAGCAGAGTCAGAGTGGGCAAAAAATTATTGGTCTACTAACTTAGCTATATTAATGAGAAAACTAAAAGAAAGAACTTATAATGGAAACTAGAACATTAAATGATGGCACTACAGTAAAGCATAAACCAAGTAATCATACTTATGAGGCTATAGATGCTAAAGGTATTATTACTGTACCAACATCAGTAACAACTATAATGAAGCCAGTATTTTCTGATTTTGGTATGGCTGCTGCTGCTGGCAGAAAAAACCTTAGAGAAACTTTAATAGATTCTATGGATTATGAGCAAACTTATAAATGGAATAAAACAAGTTTTACTAAGTATTTAAAAGAAGCAAGTAGAGATGCTGTAAATGTTTGGACTGCTAGTGCTACAAGAGGATCGGAAATTCACGATTTCTTAGAGTGTTATGCTAAAGGTTTAAAGCCTAAGTTTAGTACTGATGACCATATTAAAATGCTACAATCTAATATGTTAGACTGGTATAAAGAAAGAGTAGAAAAAACATTATCTGTAGAAAAACTTATTTATAGCAAAGAACCTCTGTATGCAGGTAAATATGATTTAGAAGCTATTGTAAAAGATTATGGTAGATGTTTAGTAGATTATAAATCTGGTTCTGCATCAGCGTTAGTTTTTAGTGAAAAATGGGCAATACAATTAGCAGGATATATGCACGCTATATTACAAGAAGAACATACTAATGAGTTTGGCAGATTAATAGTTCATGTAAACAGAGACAATGGGGTAGTAACTGAAAGATATTATTCGCCTAAAACATATAGGAGAGATTTATGTGTATGGCTTAACATATGTAATATACATCAGTTTATAAAAGATTATAAAAAGGAGTGGTCTAATAATGATTAATTTTATGATGGAGTTGGGTTATGACTTAGACACTCCTTACCTGATTCCATCACCAAAAAAGGAGTTAAATAATGCAAATACAAGTTAGAGAAATAACACCACCTAGACCAGCTAATATAGAAAAAGGTTGGGAAGCTGGTAAAACATATAAAGTAACAGATACAAATGGTGTATTTTATTATGCTAATCCACAATATGTTACAAATATTATAGATGTAAAAGCGAGCAATAATATTGACATAAAGTTTAAAGAAAAAGTAGTAGGTGGCAAGCCTATGAATTTTGTTGATAGTATTACTATATTAGGAGATACAGTAGCTCCGCAACCAAATACCCATACAGAACCTACACAAACGCCTCAGAATAGCTATCAACCATCTACGGAAGGTACTGCTGGCGGACATGATGTTGCGGAGTTACAAGGTAGAGATTGGGCGATTATACTACAAGCATGTGTAAACCGAGATGCCACACTTACTGCTGACCAAAAACTTAAATTTATATTATTAAATTATAGTAGAGGTTCAGTAGGAGCATTTAAACATCTTCAACAAACAGAAGATTTAGATAATACTGCTATAAGTGAAATGCCTGATGATAAGATACCTTTCTAAGGCAAAGTTTATAGAGTGTAAAAAATGCAACACGAAAGATATATATTATGTGTTTAGTAGGTTGTATTGTTGGTATTGCAAAGAAAAACATGGGGATTAAAAATGGTTTTAAGTGCAAGAAGTGCTAAAGCTAAAGGTTCTAAATTCGAGAAAAAGATTGTTGATACAATAAATAAAGATAGTGGTTGGGAAGCTAGAAAACAGCCCGGAAGTGGCATCTTTAGAGATTTTCCTAATGATGTCTATGTTGTATCACCAACTGGGGAAAAGTATATTATTGAATGTAAGAAATGGAAACATGGTTGGCGAACTGGGGATAAAGCCAAGCAAGGTGCAGATTTTTTATTAGTAGAACGAGATCATGGTAGTCCTAAGTGCTACCTAGAATATAATATGCTTTTAAGTTTAATGAAAACAATAACAGACTTACATCAACAAGTAGAACAATTAAAAGGGAGTAAAGATAATGACACAGACACAAAATGATTTAATTTTAGCTCATTTAAAAGAACATAAAACTATAAATCCGTTACAAGCTTTGGAATTATATGGGAGTTTTAGACTATCGGCTCGTATTTTAGATTTAAGACAAGATGGGCATAATATTGAAACTACTAGAAAAACTGTGAAAAAGAAAACTTTTGCAGAGTATCGATATGCTGGATAGAAAGTTTGTATTGGCAATTAAGAGAACTGGTAAGCATTCCTGCCCTAGTTGTCAACACACTAGAACTAAAAATAAACGAGATACACCTTTATCAGTTACAGTAAAATCTGATTGTGTAGTGTATTTTTGTCACCATTGTAATATTAAAGGAGCAGAATTTTATGAAGAATATCAGCGACAACGTCCTAAAGTTCGCAAACAAGAGGGGAATCAGCCAAAAGACCCTCACAGATTTACGAATAGAATCAGGACAAGGACAGTATGGTAAGGATAAATTAGAATCCATTGTATTTGGTTATTATGATTTAAAAGGAGAACGAGTAAATTATAAAGCCAGAGCCATAAAAGAGAAAATCTTTAAACAACAAGCACAAGGTGTGCAACAATTTTATAATTTAGATAATGTTTTAAAGTCTAAAAATTTAGATACAGTATATATAACGGAGGGTGAATTTGACCTTTGTGCCTTATTAGAAAGTGGTTTTGCTATAGATAGTATATTAAGTGTACCTAATGGCGCACCTCCTACTACTACAGACGATCCAAATAGCTCAAGAAAATATAAATATGTATTAGACGGATTAGAACAAGGTTTAGATGATGTAAATTGTTTTGTTTTACTTACAGATAATGATGATGCAGGTAAATTTTTAAGAGCAGATTTAGCAGGTTTATTAGGGCATGGTCGTTGTAAGTTTGTAGAATTACCTGATGATACTAAAGATATTAATGAATTTATGCAAAAGGTAGGTAAAGAAGAACTACAATGGCAAGTAAAAGAAGCATTACAAGAGTTTCCTATTGAGGGTGTATATTCATTAGATGAAATACCAGAACCTGCGCCTATAACATTATATAATCCTGATTTTGATGGTTGGGATAACAAAGTCATGTTTGGTAGTGGTATGGTGAGTGTGTTTACTGGTATGCCGGGTCATGGTAAAACTACTTTTGCCTTACAATTATGGGCGCAAATAGTTATGAAGTATAATGTAAATGTAGGTATGTTTAGCGGAGAAACAAGAGTTAAACCTTATGTTCGTAGACATTTACGCACTTATTATCATAAAAAGTTAGAAAATGAACTGTACCCATCACAAACAGAAGAAGCGGATAAATGGATAAGAGATCATTTTTATTTTTTAAATCACCCTAATAATGCACCAGAGTTTAATTGGGTATGTGAAAGAATAAGAGATATGAAAGCTAGATATGGCATTAGTGCTTTTATATTAGACCCCTTTAATAAGTTAGAAATGCCATCATTTACTACAGGTAGTGAAACACAGTTTATTGGTAGATGTTTAGATGATATGTGCACATTAGCTAAGTTATTAGACATACACATAATGATATTAGCACACCCTGCTAAACCAGACGCTAAAATAGCTAATTCTGCACCGACAGCGTACTCCATAGCTGGCTCTGCCCATTGGTATAATAAACCAGATCATATAATGGCTTTATGGAGACCTAAGTTTACAAATGATGACGGAAGTCGTAATACTGAGAGTAAACTAACGATATGGAAAACCCGTTATGAAGAACTTGGTTATCCTAGAGTAATGGATATGACTTATAATGTAGATAATGGTTGTTTTGAAAGCGAGAACAAGGCAGCTAACATAAATAAAGATCGAAAGGATATTTATGGTTAAACAATTAAGAATATTATCATTAGGAGCCGGAGTACAGAGTAGCACATTAGCTTTAATGATAGAGTATGGAGAAGTTCCAATGGTTGATTGTGCAATATTTGCTGATACTAAAGATGAACCAAAAGAAGTTTATAAATGGTTAGATTATTTAAAAGGAAAATTATCTTATCCTTTATACATTGTAGATAATGGTAATTTAAAACAAGATAGCTTAGATAGTAATTTTTTAAAAATACCTGTATTTACTAAAAATACTGTAACAGAAGAAAAAGGTTTTGGTAGACGACAATGCACTAGGGAGTATAAAATATACCCTATTCAGAGAAAAGTTAGAGAGTTGTTAGGATTAAAAAAACATCAAAGAGTGCCTAAAGATACTAAAGTAGAAATGTTAATAGGCATATCTAAAGATGAAATGTCAAGAATGGCTAGAAGTAGAGATTGGTGGATAGACAATCAATATCCATTAGTTTTAGAAAAACAATTTTCTAGGATAGATTGTTACAACTGGTTAAAAAACAATAATCACCCTATACCAGATAAATCAGCTTGTACGTATTGCCCATTTAATTCAAATAGTTCTTGGTTACGACATAAAAAAGACCCAGAAGAATGGGCACAACTAATTAAATTTGACAAAGAAATTAGAAATAAAATTCGTTATAAAGATGTTGAAGCGTATTTACATAAAGATTGTGTTCCATTAGATGAAGCAGAACTAGACCCACATAAAGACCAAATGGATATGTTTAATGACATCTGTGATGAAGGTATGTGTGGAGTTTAATAAATTAAGAAAGGATAAAGATATGAGTTTAAAAGAATTAATATTAAAGAATCATACACAACGTAGTTTTGCAAAGAAAGTTGGTGTATCAGAAGGAATGATATGCCATCTAATAGCTGGACGCAGAGTACCTAGTTATCATTTAATGCAAAAGATTAAATCGGCATGTGATTGTGATTACAATACAATAGTAGAAGCTCTTAATGATACATATGAAAGGAAAGAACTATGAAAGAAAAATCATTCTTCTTTGGACTCTATTGTGCAGACTTCTTAGTAGATACTAACCATTTAAGTAATGAAGCCGTTGGGTGTTATATAAAGCTCCTCTGTCGTATGTTTTTAGAGCGTGATTGTACTCTACAATATAGACATGCTCATAAGATATGTGGCTATGCTTCTGAAGGGAAAAAGTGGACTAAGTTATGGACCGAAGAATTAGAACCTTTATTTATGCCAGTAGATAATGATGGGTTCTTTAGTAATAAGAGGTTATTAAAGGAAAAGAATAAAATTGATGGTATACGAACACAAAGAAGTAAAGCAGGTAAACAAGGAGTAATTGCTAAACGTAAGTATAGAAGCCAAACTACTCAAGCAAATGCTAACAGTTTGCATAAGCAAAGCATAAGCAATATAGAGTTAGAGAAAGAAAGTAATACTAAAGTCATAGATAAATTTAGTTCTATTGATGATAATAAAGATCATAATATAGCTGTTAATATATTAAATACGCATGGATAGTTGTTAGGGGTACGATAGTAAATTCGTGTTAATATACCTTAACAAAAAAAGAACCTATAAAATAATTTAATAGGCAGTTTAAAATAACAGTCATGACCACGCAAGGCGAGTGGGCTAACGGAGGGCAAGACAGTTAGGCAAACAACGTAGCGTTAAACCTTGAGGCGTTTCTGGGCGATTACTAATGGCAAGCTATAACGCCAAGTTAATTTAAAAACATAAGAGAGGCTAGGTAATATAAACCTTAGTAGTTAATAACAGTTAACCTTAACGTATATAATAATATATCTATAGCTTTAGGGAAGGGATAGGGGACCCTCCGATATAAACGAAATAGTTTTATTTTATTTCAATCGAAGGTAGGGGTCGGCTAGTGGTGGGCTCTAGGTATTAATACTCGTACCTAAATATATAATATTTTGTGTATTTTAAAAAATAATATTTTGGTTTAAAAAAATTGACAATGAGTAATGTGTTATGTTACCAAAAAATATGAGTAGTAATATTGAAATGATAAATCCTACAAAATTAACTGCCTATAGAAATAACAGTAGGACGCATAGTAAAGAACAAATTACTCAAATTGAAAATAGTATAAAAGAATTTGGTTTTACTAATCCTGTGCTATTAGATAAAAATAATGAAATAATAGCTGGTCATGGTAGGGTGTTAGCGTCTAAAAAAATGGGTATTAAAGAAGTGCCTTGTTTAAGGTTAAGCCATTTATCAGAAAAACAAAAGAAGGCGTATGTAATAGCGGATAACCAGTTAGCCACAAATGCAGGGTGGGACGAAAATATATTAGCTTTAGAAATAGGCGAGTTGTCTGATGATGATTTTGATATATCATTATTAGGTTTTAATGATATAGAACTTAATGGTTTTTTATTAAAAGAGTTTGAGGGTTTAACTGATGAAGATGAAGTGCCAGAGCCACCTATTGAGCCTGTTACTAAATTAGGCGATATATGGCAACTAGGTGATCATAGGTTAATGTGTGGCGATTCTACTATGGTGGATAATTTAGATAAGTTATGTCCAGAGCAAGCCGATATGATATTTACTGATCCTCCTTATGGTATAAACTACTCAGGAGGAAGAACACAAGTCGTTGAAAAAAAAACATACGGCAAAATATTAAACGATACTTTAGAAGGGGATGAATTAGGCTCTTTACTAGCTTTAACATTTTCATACATAAAACAAGACGCAGATGTTTATATTTGTGTATCTCCACTTAAACAAAAACCATTTTTAGATATAATAGAAAAATTAGGAAAAAAGATAGACGCAGTTATAGTTTGGGATAAGAAAAACGCAGGTTTAGGCTACATGAAATACAGAAGACAATGTGAATTTATTTTATACATTAAAGGTGGGAATTTTAAAAAGGGAGACAAATCAGATTTTGATCTATGGTCAATTAATAGAGATAAAACAACAGAATATGTTCATGGGACACAAAAACCAGTAGCTTTAGTTGAAAGAGCAATAAACAATAGTAGTAAAAGAGAAGATATTGTTTTAGATTGTTTTGGAGGTTCAGGAAGCACTGTGATAGCCTGTGAAAAGACAAATAGAAAAGCAAGATTAATGGAACTAGACCCTAAATATTGTGATGTTATAGTAAAAAGATGGGAGAACTTTACAGGTAGTAAAGGAGAGTTAATAAATGAGTGATAAATTTGGTAGACCTACATTTGAGCCAACGCCTGAAACTGAAAGGATATGTTCTTTAGGAGTAGCGTTTGGTTTAAATCATGAACAAATATCTAAATTAGTAGGTTGTAGTCCTAAAACATTACGCAAGTATTTTAAACACGCATTAGAAACTGGTAGAGAAAGATTAGTAATGTCTTTAGGTTCTAAATTGTATAGTAAAGCCATGAAAGGTGATACTATATCAGCTATATTTTTAGCAAAAACAAAAGCAGGTTTTACGGAAAAGGTGGAGCATGAGGGAATACCTAATCAGATAAGTGTAAGTTTTTCATTAGACCCACCGAAGGAAATGAAGGTAGTGGAGGAAGTGCAACATGAAGAAAATTCATAAAAGTCCAAGTGGTGGGTTATCGGCTAAAGGGAGAGCGCATTTAAATAGAACTACTGGCAGTAATTTAAAAGCTCCGTTAAACAAAGGAACAAATCCGAGAAGGGTATCGTTTGCAGCACGTTTTAGTGGTATGGCAGGACCAATGAAAGATGCAAAAGGTAATCCTACTCGTAAAGCGTTAGCTTTAAAAAAATGGGGTTTTGGTAGTGTAACAGCTGCTAGAAACTTTGCAAACAAACATAAAAAATCTTAGGGAGGATAATATGGCAAGACGTGGATTATATGCAAATATACACGCTAAAAGAAAAAGAATAAAAGCGGGTAGCAATGAAAAAATGAAAAAGGTAGGGCAAAAAGGTAGACCAACATCTCTTGCTTTTAAAAAAGCTGCAAAAACAGCTAAAGCGTAAATGCATATAACAATACCATATACGCCTAGACCATTACAGGCAAAACTGCATCAGAATAATAAAAGATTTAAAATCTGTGTATCGCATAGACGTTGGGGAAAGTCTGTGTATGCTGTTACGGAGTTATTGCGTAAAGCATTAGAATTAAAAACAGAACGTAGTGATGGACGTTATGCGTATATTGCTCCGTATTACCGACAAGCAAAAGCAGTAGCTTGGGATTATCTTGTATATTATACCAGAGATATTCCGGGAACTAAGATTAATCAATCAGAACTAAGAGTAGATTTATTAAATGGTAGTCGAATACGATTGTATGGAGCTGGTGATGATCCAGATGCGTTGCGTGGTATATATCTTGATGGCGTAATACTAGATGAATATGCCGATATGAGTCCTAGAGTATGGTCGGAAGTTGTAAGACCAGCATTAGTAGATAGAAAAGGCTGGGCAATATTTATTGGTACACCGAAAGGACGTAACCAGTTTTGGCGATTATACGAAGATTCTAAACATGACCCTGATTGGTATAGAGTTATATACCGAGCATCAGAAACACAAGTTGTAGACCCTAAAGAATTAGAAGCTGCTAAACAACAAATGGGTGAAGATGAATATATGCAAGAGTTTGAATGTAGTTGGGCTGCGGCTATTAAAGGTGCATATTATGGTAATCTTGTTATAGAAGCAGAACAAGAAGGTAGAATAACAAAAGTAGAATATGACGAAGCATTGCCTGTGCATGTAGCATGGGATTTAGGTATATCTGATAGTTGTGCTTTATGGTTTTTCCAAGTTACTATGGGTGAAATAAGAATAATTGATTATTATGAAAGTGGCGGAGTAGGCTTAGATCATTACGTTAAGATGATGGAAGAATTGCCTTATAGCTATTGGGGAGATGATTATTTACCACATGATGCTAAAGTTAGAGAATTAGGCACAGGTAGAACAAGAGCAGAAACATTATTAAACATGGGTAGAAAACCACGCATAGTTCCTAGCCATAAAGTTGATGATGGCATTAATGCAGCACGATTATTATTACAACATTGCTATTTTGACCAAGAAAAATGCGAAGATGGATTAAATGCGTTAAGAAATTATCAAAGAGAATGGGACGATATAAAACGAGTTTTTAAAAGAACTCCTTTACATAATTGGGCATCACACGCAAGCGATAGCTTTAGATATTTAGCTATGGCATATAAAAATATTAAACCAAAACCAAAAGAAATTGACCCACTAGAAAATTTATATAAACAACCAACGCTTGACGAAATGGTTGAAATGCACTTAAAATCAGAAAAAAGTAAAGGGCAACCTAGAATATAATGCTAAAAGATGAAAAATATAATGGCAATTATAAAAAAATGGATTATACTTTTTATCAAATGTCAAATAAAAAAGATAAAATAAAAGTAATTAGGAAAAAAGCTAATGGCAAGCGAAGAAACAAGGTCTAAACTAGAACTAGAACAAGGTACTGCTCAATATTGGCATATAGAATTAAACAATGCTGATAAAACAGAAGAAGATTGGCGTAAAAGAGGTAGAAAAGTAATAGAACGCTACAGAGATGAACGTAATGTAGATACTTATGGCATGGGTTCTGAAAAAAAGTTTAATATTTTATGGGCAAATACAGAAACTTTAAAAGGTGCGTTGTTTGCTAAAATGGCAAAACCTGATGTAAGAAGGCGTTTTCCTGATAATAACCCAGTAACTAAAGATATTGCTAGAGTTTTAGAAAGAACATTAGCTTATGCTAATGATGTATATAATGCTAATAAACCTATAGAATCAGCATTAGAAGATTATTTATTGCCAGGTCGTGGTGTTGTATGGGTAGTATATGACCCAGTATTTGTAAAAGAAATGGTACAAATGGAACAAATTAACGAAATGGGTGAAAGAGTTATTATTGAAGTAGAAGAAGAAAGAGTAGCTGAACAACGTTGTTATTTTGATTATGTGCATTGGGAAGATTACAGAGAAAATCCAGCAAAAAGACCAGAAGATGTAAGTTGGAAAGCCAGAAGGCATTTATGGACAAGAGACCAACTTAAAGATAAAGGTTTTTCTAATGTAGAAGATATACCATTAAATTGGTCGCCTGATTCTGACGAAGAAAATTACGAAGCAGAAGAAGTATTTAAAAGGGCAGAAATCTGGGAAATATGGGACAGAGTAAAATACAAAAGATATTATGTAGCTAGAAATTACGATAAGATTTTAAGAGAAGATGATGACCCTTATGAATTACAAGATTTCTTTCCTACTCCTACACCTATGATAGCTGTAAGAACTAATGATACAAGCGTTCCAATACCAGAGTTTACATTGTATCAAGACCAAGCAGAAGAATTAGATAGAGTTACAACTAGAATATCAAATCTTATTGAAGGATTAAAAAGGCGTGGCGTATATGACGCAAGTGTGCCTGAATTATCACACTTAGCTAACGCAGGAGATAATGACTTTATACCATCAGAAAACTTTAGTTTACTAGCTCAAAAAGGTGGTTTATCAGGAGTATTTCAACAAGAAGATATATCTCCTATAGGGCAAGTATTACAAGGATTGTATCAACAAAGAACTCAAATATTAGAAATAATATACGAGGTTACTGGTATATCAGATTTATTAAGAGGTAATACAAAAGCTAGTGAAACAGCTACTGCACAACAATTAAAAGCACAATTTGGTAGTATGCGTATGCGTAAAAGACAAGAAGAAATAGAACGCTATATTAGAGATTTATTTAGAATAAAAGCTGAAATAGTAGCAGAGCATTACGAACCAGAAATTTTACAGGCAATTACAAATATACAGGTAACACCTGAAATGATGCAAATTATGCGTGATGACAAGTTAAGAGAATATAATATTGATGTAGAAACAGATTCTACTGTATTTGCTGATGAAAACGCAGAAAAACAAACAAGAATAGAGTTTTTACAAACAATGGGTGCGTATTTAGAAAAAGCAATAGCTATATCAAATGCTAATCCTATGTTAACTCCTATAGCTTTTCAATCTTTAAGATTTTTAGTAGGAGCATGGAAAGTTGGTAGAGATTTTGAAGAAATAATAGATCAAACTGAACAACAAATTATGCAGCAAATGCAGCAACAAATGCAAGCACCACCACAACCTAGCGAAGCTGAAAAAATAGCACAAGCTAAAATACAAGGTGAGTTAATGCGTGAGAAAATGAAACAAGAAGGTAAATTAGCTGATATTCAAGCAAAATCTGGTGCAGAAATGACTAAAATACAGTCTGAAGCAGAACTTTCAAGAGAAAGAAATGATTTAAAAGAAGATTTAGCTTTATTAAATACAGACGTTAAATTAGCAGAAAAGGCTATGGAATGAGCTATTTAAAAAATTATGACAATATAAATTGGTCAGGTGGTAAAGAATACCAAAATAAAAATAAACGTAGACGTGGTAAATCTTTACAAGTAATGTCTGATATAGAAGAATTTGTTAGTCCTGTCGATAAATCTGTAATAGGTAGTCGATCAGCACTAAGAAATCATGAAAGGCGACATGGTATTCGCCAAATTGGTAACGATTGGTCAGGTTCTGAACGAACAAGTAGTGCAAAACCTGATAATTGGCAACAATAAGAAAGGTATAACATGGCAGAAGAAAGCACTCCTGAAATACAGGAATCAGCAAATGAGCCAATGAGCTTAGATGCTGTATTGGAAAGTTCAATCGGTGAAGCTCTAAAAGAACCTGAAGTATCAGAAGATAATCCTGTTGAAGAAACGCAACAAGATACTATTGAAGATATTACAGTACCAGAACAACAAGAAACTTCTCCTGAAAAAGAAGAAGATGACTCTGACAACTTGGATCAGTTAGCTACTGAACAAGAAGATGACCAATCAGATTCGGAAGATTCAGAAGAAAACCCTGACAATGTAGAAGCGTCTAAAAATTCTACGGAATCCAAATTAGAAGCTCCTAAAAATTGGTCAGATGATGTAAAAAAGGTGTTTGACACTTTACCTCGTGAATCACAAGAATTTATGATAAAACGTGATAAAGAAATGACATCTGATTACACCAAAAAGACACAAGATTTAGCGGAACAACGCAAAAACATTGAAGCATTAGATAAAGTTTTACAGCCAGCTAGACAAAATATTCAAGCAACTGGGATAGGTGAAGCAGAATACATATCTCGGTTACTTAATGCAGACCAAGCCCTGAGAACAAATCCAAAAATGGCACTTCGACAACTTGCACAAGGTTACGGAATAAATCTGTCGTCCTTAGAAGATGAGAGTGAGTCTTGGAATGATCCAGACCCACAATACGCCCAATTATTGCAACAAAATCAGCAAATTATGGCAGAACTCAATCAATTTAAACAACAAAATATGCAATCAACAGTTGCACAAACAGAACAAACAGTAGAGCAGTTTTCAACTAAAACTGATGCTGATGGTAATTTATTACACCCACATTTTGACAAAGTAAGAGTTAAAATGGGTAATTTAATAGATGCTGGAGAAGCAAAAGGATTAGATGATGCTTATGCTAAAGCTGTTAGACTTGATGATGATTTATATGCAGAAGCACTTAAAGCATCTCAATTATCTATAAAAAAACAAGAGGATTCTAAAAGAAAGAAAGCAGTTGAAAAAGCTAGAAAAGTAAAACCTTCTGCTTCTGCTAATCCTCCAAAAGGTTCTGTTAAAGCATCTGATTTGGATAGTTTGTTAATGACAAATATTGAGGGTGCAGGATTTGGTGCTTGATGCAAGGGTTAATTTTAAAATAGGGAGCAGATAATGGCATCTCCAAATAGTACATTTACAGATATTGTTACCACTACTCTTGCTAATTACAGCAGGACAATGGCAGACAATATCACAAACAATAATGCTTTACTTCGTTCAATAAGCGAAAAAGGCAACAAAATTGTATCAGGTGGTAGAACTATTGTGCAAGAACTAGAATATGCAACAAATAGTACTGCAAAATGGTATAGTGGCTACGAAGTATTAGATACTTCAACAAGTAGTGTTTTTACAGCAGCCGAGTTTAATTATAAACAATTAGCTGGTAATGTTGTAATTTCTGGACTAGAGCAAGTAGAAAACTCTGGTAAAGAACAAGTATTTAACCTACTTAAATCAAGAGTGAAAAATCTTGAAAAAACACTTAAAAATACAATGGCAACTTCCTTGTATGCAGATGGAACAGGAACAGGTGGTAAAGATTTAGGAGGGCTACAACTTACAGTTGCAGATACTCCTACTAATACTGTTGGTGGTATTAACGCTAATACTTACTCTTTCTGGCAAAATCAAGTTTATGATTTTACAACATCTTCATCAGGCGGAGCAGTAGCATCAGCAACTAATATACAATCAGGTATGAACTCTGCATGGTTATCAACTATCAGAGGTGCAGATAAACCTGACTGCATTGTTGCAGATACCAACTATTTCCAGTTTTACTGGGCATCACTACAAACTAACCAAAGGTTTACAAGTGATGATAAAGCAAGTGCTGGTTTTATGAACTTAATGTTTATGAACGCACCTGTTTATTATGACGATCAATGTCCAGCATCTCATATGTATATGCTGAATACTGATTATTTATTCCTTCGTCCAGCTAAAGGCAGAGAATTTACTCCTTTAGGTGAGAAGGCTTCTGTAAACCAAGACGCAATGGTATTGCCAGTAGTTTGGGCAGGTAACATGACTGTTTCAAATCGTGCAAGACAATGTGTTCTTAAAAACTAATTAGAAGGGAATACTATTATGGCTTTTACAACGCAAAGTGCAGTTGGAATTGATTTTGATGGAGAAAACGAAACTACTCCTAGTCAAACTCTAGGTGCAAAAATGGTTGGAACTGATGGAAGTGAATGGATTTATTGTTTAGCTGGAGGTGCTGTAGCACAATATGATTGTGTAGCAGTAACAGAAGCAATGAGTGCTGTTCCAATTACAAAAGCTCTTGCCGATACTGGTGAAATAGTAGGTGTTGCTCCTGTTGCTATTGCTTCAGGTAGTTATGCTTGGGTTCAAACATCTGGAGTATGCACATTAAACGTACTAGCGTCTTGTGCAGCAGATGCAAAACTCTATACTAGTGCTACTGCTGGTTCTTTAGATGATGCTTCATCATCTCAAACACAAGTGCATGGTCTTAAATTGACTTCTGCTAGAGGAGGTTCTGCTGGTGAAGCAGCAGCTTTAGCAATGCACATAAGAGCAGGTGGTTTAGAGTAACTTAATAAAGTAGGGGGATTAAGTTCCCCCTACCATTTAAAAGGAGGATAGAATGTCAAATTTAAGAGCTAATTTTTTTAAATCACAAGATGGTATAGATATGGTTGAATTATCAATTATAGGTGATCCTAATTCTGTAATACACAAAGTAGAACCAAGAGCAAAAGAATTTGAAAAAAATTTTCCAAGAGAATGGTCAGAATTTTATAAAGATAAAAAAATTAAAGTAAAAAAAGAAACAAATTTAGATGTTTTAGAATGTATGAATAAAAGAAAAATAGACGTTTTAAGATTAGAAGGAATTACATCAGTAGAACAATTAGCAGCATTATCTGATGGTGCGTGTCATGGTTTAGGCAAAGGCACTATAGATTATAGAAAAGAAGCTAAAGAATTTCTTATGGATAAACATGATATTAAACCATTACAGGTAGTTGGCTCATGACATTATTAACAATATGCCAAGATGCAGCAAATGAAATTGGAGTTCCATCTCCAAATGCTGTTGTTGGTTCAACGGACACAACAGTTATACAATTATTGGCAGCAGCCAATCGAGAAGGTAAAAATTTAGTTTCTGGTTATGATTGGGAAGTATTAATTAAAGAAGAAGCACATTCTGCAATAGCCAATGAAAGTCAAGGAACTATAACTTCTATTGCTAGTGATTTTGAAAGATTTAGTAATAATACTATGTGGAATAGAACTACAGATAGAAAGTTTTATGGACCATTAAATAATTCAGAATGGCAAAGATTAAAAGCATCAGTACAAAGTGGCGTAACCAATTATTTTAGAATAAGAGGTGGTTTTTTATTAATGAACCCAGTACCTACAGTAAATGATGCTATTTATTTTGAGTATATTTCTAAATGGTGGGTAGATACTACAGGTAATGGAGTAGCAGATGCAGAAAAATTTGCAGCCGATAGTAATACTACAGTATTAGATGAAGATATAATAACATTAGGTGTTATATGGAGATTTTTAAAACAAAAAGGTTTGCCATACGATAATCAATTACAAGAATATCAATTAAAAGTATTTGAAAAACAAGCTAAAGATGGTGCTAAACCGATATTAAGAATGTCTGGTAATACTAGATTATTTTTACCAGTTAATGAGCCAGAAGGGAACTTTACACTATAATGCCAGTTAAAAAAACAAAAGGCGGATATAAATTTGGTAATAAAGGTAAAACGTATAAAACCAAATCTAAAGCTACTGCACAAGGGCGTGCAATCTATGCTTCAGGTTATGGTAAAACAAATAAAGGTAAAAAATAATGGCTAGAAATAGATTATATTTAGACCAGTATAGAAATTATGAAGATGAAACAATGCTTAAACAGTTGTTAAATCCGTACAAAGACCAAGCATTAGATGCAGTATTTGGTGTAGAACCAGAACAAGGCAGTATATATGATTTAGGTCGTAGTCTATTAGATAGCAATTATGATCCAGAAGGTACTTTTTTAAGTAGGGCATTAAAAGATACGCCAGAAGTTACAAATGATTTTTATGATGATGAAAAAGGTTTAGATTTAGAAGCTAATCTTGTAGAGCAAACAAATGATAACAATGCGTCATCAACATCTACTAAACCATTAAGAAGAAAAGCAAGTACATTTAATGTAGCTGATACTAGGACTAATACTCCTTTATACGAAATACCTAAACAAGATGTAGAAGAAGATGAAGAAAAAATGAGATTAATTAACGCATTAAGAGGTTTTTAATTAATGGACGAAGAAGAAAAAAAAAGAATGGTTAATGAATTAAAAAAAGAACATACTTTAAAATTTTTAGAAGATAGTGATATGCCTATTACAATAGTTTCTAATCCATCTCAAGGTTATATAAGAGGGGAAGCAGGTAGCCAAAATATTAAATTTATTGTACCTAAAAATGAAAGAGATGCTTCTGCAACAATAGAAAAAGAAATTGATTTAGATGAAAATATTAAAGCTATTGTGGCACATGAACTTCGTAAAAAAGGAAAAGAAGGAACAGGATTGCATTTAAAAACGCCAAATTTTAATATCGGAGGTTCTACTGATTATGATAAAGAAGAAATGGGTTATATATCAGGGCAAACTAAAACTCCTTTTGGTAATATAGGTGCTAGGTTTAATACTGATTTTACACAAAATGAAAATGGAGAAATATTTTTTCGTTCTCCAAATGGTGAATTTATTGCAACTGGTTATACTGATTTTGGGGATTTGCAAAAAGCTCGCTTGGGATACAATACAGATAAATTAAATATTAATTATGACACAGATTTTGGTGATAATGAATATTTAAAAACTGAATATAGACCTACTGAAAATGTTATGATAAGAGCAGGTACTGATTTTGGTAATAATAGAAATATTAGTGCAGGGTTAAATTATCCTATAAATGAAAATTTATTAGTTGACGCACTTTTAGAACGTAATAAAAATTTTGATGAAGATGAAAATAGAATTATGTTTGGATTAAGAGGAAGATTTTAAATGGTATTTCAACCAACAGGAGAAAGTACAACAGTTCCAGCACCTATTGGTGGTTTAAATACTAGAGATGCACCTGATATGATGGAACAATCTGACGCAATACGTTTAGATAATTTCTTTCCGGGAAGTACAGATGTGTCGCTAAGAAATGGTTATACAAGCCATGCAACAGGTTTACCTAGTACAATACAATCATTGATGGCATATTCTTCTGGTGCTACAAATAAATTATTTGCAGCTAGTGGTTCAGCTATTTATGATGTTACAAGTTCTGGTGCTGTAGGTGGAGCAGTAGTTACATCATTAAGTAACGCACAATTTCAGCATGTTAATTTTACCATATCTGGTGGTGGGTTTTTATTTATAGTAAATGGAGCAGATGCACCTAGACATTACAATGGTAGTACATGGGCAACACCATCATTAAGTGGTGTTACTGGTTCTACAATTAATAATGTTACAGTATTTAAAGAAAGATTAT